CATGGCAAGTACCCCTTCGTAGTTAGTACCTATGAAAAAACATCTAAGTGTTTGTATCACTCACGCTCTGTTTCCGAGCTTGGTGAAGGACCGCAAAATATTTTAAAGATTGAAGAGGACGCAAGTATTGACCGTCAGTCACTTGCCACAATGCCACCTTTAGAACACCCTTTAGGGAGAGCGCCTACCAAGTGGGGTCCGGGAGTTCGTATTCCCTATCGTACACCTGGAGAGTATAGGTTTGCAGATACTCCACGCTATGATGGCGGTTCTATGGAAGTACGCAGATATGTAAAGGAGCAACTTGATCGCTACATTGGACGAAACGCACCAGGCGTGGATCGTGTGGAAGCACAGATGAAGCAACAGCGAAACATCGATAAAGTGTTCCAGCACCTCAAGTATGTCATCGATCAAGTCTTTACACTTTATCAGCAGTATGGACCCGATGCGGAATATTTCCGCGTCACCGGTATGCAGGATGCGCAGAAGTTTTCTAAGGGAAGGCCAGGTGAAAGATTTGACTTTTATATGCAGTTTGATGCGGCCTCTCAAGACCCGGAGCAAATGCTTGATCGGGTAAAGATGGTAGCGGAACTAGGCGGTATGCTTGATAAAAACGGCACTTTAGACACCGAGAAACTTCTTCAGCTTACCGTAGGGCAAATCCTACCTGGTGCCTCTGAGAAAATTTTACTTCCCAAAGAGACTGCTTCACAGAAGGCAATGGAAGAAGAGCGTCAGACTATTGCAGAACTTGTGGCGGGTGTACCGCCCAATGTCCGCGAGCAGGATGCACACGAGATGAAGCTTCAAGTATTTCAGCAGTGGTTGCAACAACCCGATATCCAACAGAAAGCCCAGCAGGATCAAGCCTTACAAGAGCGTATACAAACCTATATGCAACAGCGTCAGATGCAGATTCAGCAAAAACAAAACGCTCAGATTGGAAGGCTCGGCACCGCACCCACACAATTCGGACAAACAGGAGGATAAATATTATGCCAATGGTAGGAAAGAAAAAGTTTGGATATGGTAAAAAGGGTAAAGCGGCGGCTACTGCTTACGCGAAGAAGACCGGTAAAAGAATGGTCAATAAGCGTGGTAAGAAAAAGTGAGCATTACCTACAGAGGTGAAAGATTTAGTGGTTACAATAAACCAAAACGAACAGCAGGAAAATCTAAGAAGTTTGCTGTACTTGCTAAGGAGGGAGATAAAGTCCGCCTTGTTCGTTTTGGAGACCCTAATATGCGAATTAGAAAATCCGAACCCGCCAGGCGTAAATCCTTCCGAGCGCGACATAAGTGCGATGAAAAGAAGTCTAAACTAACCGCCGGATATTGGTCTTGTAAGAAATGGTAAGATGCCCAAGGACGCTTGCTATAAGAAAGTAAAGAGGCGGGTAAAGGTATTCCCATCCGCTCGTGCATCTCAACAGATCGCAAAATGTCGCAAGGCAAAAGGTAAGGTCCGTAAGACTAAGGCAGGCACAAGCTTAAAGCGTTGGAAGGATGAGAAGTGGGAAGATACCCGCACCGGGAAACCCTGCGGTAAAGGCGGTAAGAATGAATACTGCCGCCCCACCAAGCGAGTGTCCAAGAAGACACCCAAGACAAAGAGCGAAATGTCCAAGTCGCAACTAACCAAGAAGAAAGCAGAAAAGAGAAAAGTAGGGATGGGCCGAAGAGTAAAGCCTGTCCGAAGGAAGTGATGTGCGAGAACTGCAAAGAGAATGGTATTGGGTCATTGTGCTGGTTATGTTCTTCCTCGAAAGAGAGATGATCCTGGACACAATGTTCTTAGTTCTATCTATCGCCTTTGAAATTTTTAAATGAAAAAGCGAAAAACGAACCACGAGATAGATGCCGATGATGCAGTACGAGCATTGTCCACAATTAAGAACGATCCCAACTTTAAGCAATACATTGCCATGCGGGAGGAGATGAGGGAGGAAGTGATAAGGCAACTTCAGAGTAAGCCCATTATAGAATCCACCAATCGACACTTTATGATGACGGGCAAACTTGAGGCTATCGACGAGGAACTCGACATGTTTTATAAGCTTTAGATTAGTAGTTAGTCTATACAGCCTCTGTGGTTATGGGGTAGCCGCAGGGGCTTTTTTGTTGCCACTACGTAGTAGATGTACTACATTTTGCTACACTAGGCTACTTTAGCCTTGACTATTATGGAAACAATTACCGAAGAGGTTATCTCGGAATCCTCTGAAAATTCCGTGGACAGTAAAACGCAGGCAGATGGAAATGTCACTATGGCGGAATTTGCAGATCAGCTACTGAGACGCAAGGAAGCTAGAGAGTCAGAACCGGAAGCCACCACCGAGGAAGCCGATGAACCCGCTGATATCACTGCGGAGCCTACAGACGCAACCGAGGATAATACCGCCGAAGAAACGGAAGACACTACGCCGTCTCCACAACCTTCTGATGTTCTTTCAAAATATAATATCGACCTGGATAACTTATCCGAAGAGGAAAGTCGCGAACTCGCAAAGTCGCTGAACGCATCTGCGATCAAACGGTTTGGCAGACTAACCGCTCAGAAAAAGGCATTAATTGCAGAAAAGGCTGAACTTGAGGCACAAGCCCAACAAGCCCAGCAAGCGCAAACAACTGAACTGCCTGAGTTCCTCAAGGATAATGCACTGCACCACATCTCAGACCCACAGGCACTCACCAAAGAAGTCGAGCAAATGACTACGCTCATTGAATGGGCGGAGGAAGGCATGGACAATGAAGTCCAATACGATGACAATGGCAATGAGTACCTGGTGAAAGATGGGGACAAGACCTACACCAAGGCCGACCTCAGACGCATCCGTACAAACGCAAAGAAGATTCTTCGCAAGGATGCACCTGCCCGGCATAAATGGATGCAGGAACGCGCTCAAGCAGATCAGCAAGCCACGCAAACCTTTCAGTTCCTTGGAGAACCGGAGAGCGATGACTATAAGTTATTCATGCAAGTAAAGCAGTCACCGCTTTACAAGCCAATGGTTGAATACTTGCCCAACTCAAACTTTGCCCTCGGCCTCATGGTTGAAGGCATGAGAGCAGTCCAGGCAAGACAGCAACAGAAGTCGATACCCGCACCTAAGCCAAAAGCGCCCGTGGCATCCACGGAAGCAGGAGCGGCAAGGGCAAAAACTCCTCAGTCACAGAAGAAGAAGGCTGTCGAGGCGGCGTACAGAAAGTACGAAAAAACCGGATCAATGGCGGACTATCAATCTTATCTAAAAATTAAAAGGAATTAAACAATATGCCAGCAACAAAAACATATAATGTAGAGGGAAATAGAGAATCGCTCACCGATATTATCACACTATTAGAACCTGAATCCACACCATTGGTATCAATGGCCAAGAAAGGCACTGCATCCGGAACCTTCTTTGAATGGCAAACCGATGACTTAAGTACCGCTTCCTTTGGAGGAGTACTTGAGGGCGAAGACGCAACAGCTTTTGATGACAAAGCCGCTAACCGTGCAAAGCTTGGAAACTATGTACAAAAGCTTCGCAGAACTTATGGGGTCTCCGACCTTCAAGAAATTGTGGACACCGCTGGTGTCGCAAGTGAGTTCGCAAATGCCGAAGGAAAGGCCGTGCGCGAATTAAAAAGAGATCTTGAGTCTGCTGTTTGCTCCTCTCAAGACCGTCAAGCTGACGATGGAGCCAATCCATACAAAACTCGTGGTATGCTCAAGTGGTTAGGCGTTGGTGGTCAACCTGGCGATATCCCTGCTGGGTTCCAAAATGTCGCTAATGACACAACCGGCACTCAGACAGAGACCACATTTAATACCGTTCTTCAAGAGCTTTACGAAGCCAACGGTATGCCTGGTGGACAACTCACCTTGATTGCAGGCCCTGGACTGAAACGCGAAATCTCAAACTTCGCCCGTCAGGAAGGTGCCGCAACTGCATTAAATTACCAAATTACTCAGCCTGCTGAGAGTAAAAAGATCAGCTTGACCGTAAATTTTTACGAAGGCGATTTTGGTAATGTGGCGATCCTGCCATCCGTGTTCATTAACAGAACATCCGGCTCGGATGTTATTGATTCAGACGCAGGACTTCTTATCGATCCCGAGTATGTAGGTATCCACATGCTTAAAGCTGAGTCTACTTCTGAGCTTGAGAATCGTGGCGGAG